AGCAACGGTAAAATTCTAGACTTACACAATGAGCGTAACTCAGAGGCACTCTCGTCAGAGGATGCAGCTATGGTTGATGACATCATTAACAACGACTTTGTAGAGGTGGACGAATAATGAACCACCCTGCTGAATTAGCTGTCTATACCTTCTTACAGTTGGCTATGGATGGCAAAGCTAAAATGACTGACGAGGTGACCGACATGGTTGCCTCTGATGTCAAGGCAGCGCTTAACAAGCAGTTCAACTCAGGTCCACGTGACGAGTTCCGCTTGCGTATGTCTAACATCGGTAAGCCAAAGTGTCAGCTATGGTTTGAGAAGAATGACCCAGAGGACAAGACACCTCTGCCACCACACTTTCTGATGAACATGATCCTAGGCGATATCGTTGAGGCTGTGTTCAAAGGGTTGCTACGTGCAGCAGGTCAAGACTTCAACGACAATGAAAACGTGACACTTAAACTACCTAATGGTCAGGAGATCAAAGGCGAGTATGACATGGAGATGAACGGACGCATAGATGACGTTAAGAGCGCTTCTAAGTGGTCCTACGAGAACAAGTTCTCTGATCTGCAGTCCCTACAGTCTAAGGATAGTTTCGGTTACGTAGCACAGCTTGTAGGCTACGCCACAGCAGCAGGTAAAGATGTTGGTGGTTGGTGGGTAGTCAACAAAGCAGATGGTCAGTTCAAGTATGTGGATGCATCTGAGGTTAACCGTGAGGAAGTCTTAGGTGAGATACAAGAGCTGGTGGATTACATCGACAACGATGAACCCTTTGAGCGTTGCTTTGAGCCTGTGCCAGAGACATACTACAAGAAGCCTAGCGGTAACATAATTCTGTCAGGTGATTGTAAGTTCTGCTCGTTCAAGCATAAGTGTCACCCGACTCTGCAGACGTTGCCTAGCCGTGTCTCTAAGTCAGCTAACCCGCCTCTCGTAGACTACGTGTTTGTAGGGGATGGTGGTGCGTAGACATCTTAAAGGAAGATACCGTAGTGGCCTTGAGAAAGAGGCTGCTGCATTCCTCAAAGACAGGCAAAAGAAAGTCGAATATGAAAAGCTAAAGATCGAGTGGGAAGACCTTCGATACAGGACTTATACGCCAGACTTTGAACTAGATAACGGTATCATAGTCGAGACAAAAGGAATCTTCGATTCAGAAGATAGACGCAAACACCTTGCAATTCAGGAGCAGCATCCTACCTTAGACATTCGCTTCGTTTTTAGTAATGCAAAAGCAAAGCTGTATAAGGGATCAAAGACCACATATGCGGATTGGTGCACTAAGAATAATTTCTTGTACGCACATAGGATTATTCCAGAAGAGTGGTTGAAAGAAAAAGGTAAACGCTGTAAGACTAAACGCATTACAGTAGAAAGGAAAGTCTAATGACTTATACACTTAAAGAAGGTGAAGTTGCAGTAGTCTTACGTGCTAATTATGATGACAACGATGAGTGGGACGGAAGCTCTACTACAGGTGTCGTTTTTAATACAGAGCGTGAAGACGAGGGTATGCGTCATGGTCTAGAGATAGCTATACTTATGGCAGCATTCGTAGACTTTGTAGCAGACTACCCTGACTATGCTGATCCTATTGAAGGTAGGCGGTTGAAGTTACTACAAGAGATGTTCCCAGACGCTTTTGCTGCTGCAGTCAGTGAGATTGAAGAAGAAGATGGGAGTAATGTAATACAGCTAAATGCTTGGACTAAGACAGAGGGAAGCGCATGACTGATGTAGTAAATAATCCAGTGCATTATAATCATAGTGGGATTGAGTGTATTGACGCTATAGAAGCTATGACTGAGAATATGTCTGGCGCAATAGCACCACATGCAGCTAACGTACTAAAGTATATGTGGCGATGTGAATATAAGAATGGCTTGGAAGATATAGATAAGGCAGTATGGTATCTCAACAGACTACGAAAGCGATGGGTGGAAACTCACAAATGAAAAAGTTCTATATTTCTTTTTTGGTTGAAGTAGATGATGACAATAATATACTGTCGTCTTACGAACAAGATCATATTGAAGATGTGTATGATCTAATGAAAAACATTCTACATGATGTAGATGATGTGCAAGTAGAAAACTTAAATGTAAAGGAAAGACCTTGTTAAGCGGTGATGATTTAGAAAACTTCGGTTATTACGATAACTTTGATGCAAAGGAAGGAGATAACGTGGACCCAACACAGTATTCCATGTGGGTAGAGAAAAAGATTTTAACTAAAGATCAGGAGCGTTTGATTGAGAATACTCTTGGCCTTGTAGGAGAAGCAGGAGAGGTTGCAGAAAAGATGAAGAAGCTGGTACGAGATAGTACTCGTTTCAACAATGAAGACATTATGAAAGAGCTAGGTGATGTGTTATTTTACACTACAGCTTTAGCTAATATTTATGGGCGTGGCTTACAGGATGTAATGAAACTAAACATTCAGAAGTTAGACGATAGACAAAAACGAAATAAACTACGTGGGAGCGGAGACAACAGATGAGCATTCCTAATACAGAAAAAGAATACGGCCCAACACTATCTATCTCAGAAGAGATTCACGCTATGAAGTATCGTAGTAAAGGTGAGACTTTTAAGGAAGCTATGACACGCGTAGCTGAAGCTCTGAAGGATAATGAAGCTCACTTTAATAACTTCCGCACGATCCTGTACGAGCAACGCTTCCTACCTGCTGGACGTGTACAGTCTGCTATGGGCGCACCTCGTCGTGTGACACCCTATAACTGCTTTGTATCTATGACTATTGAGGATAGCATGGATGGCATCATGGAAGCTGCACGACGTGCTGCAGAGACTATGCGCTTAGGTGGCGGTATTGGTTATGACTTTTCTACGCTACGCCCACGTGGTACGCTAATCAAATCCCTAGATAGTAAGTCATCTGGTCCCATTAGCTTTATGGGTATCTTTGATGCGGTCTGTAAGACGATTGCGTCTGCAGGGCATCGTAGAGGCGCACAGATGGGCGTACTGCGTGTAGACCACCCAGACATTGAGGAATTTATTACGGCTAAGAATAACAGCGATACACTGACTCAGTTCAATATCTCTGTAGGTGTTACCAATGAATTCATGGATGCAGTAAAGTGGGATACAGACTTTGATCTAAAGTTCGATGGGCGTGTATACAAAACAGTAAACGCACGTGCACTCTGGGATCAAATCCTACGCTCTACATGGGATTGGGCAGAACCAGGTATTCTCTTTATTGATCGCATTAACGAAAAGAATAACCTACATTACTGTGAGAAGATTGCAGCAACTAACCCTTGTGGTGAGCAACCTCTACCACCAAATGGTGCATGTCTACTAGGATCGTTTAACTTAACAAAATACATTGTTGAGCATGACGGTAAGTACGTATTTAACATGAACCAGCTACGTAATGATATCCCGCATGTTGTACGTGCTATGGATAACGTTGTGGATCGTGCTACGTACCCACTCCCAGCGCAGCAGCTAGAGGCTCAAAGCAAACGTCGTATGGGCCTAGGTGTCACAGGTGTTGCTAACGCTATCGAAGCGCTGGGCTTTGAGTATGGCAGTGATATGTTCTTACGTACCCTTGAAGACATCATGAGTGTTATACGGGATGTGTGCTACACTACCTCTGTTGAGCTTGCGATTGAAAAAGGGCCATTCCCACTCTTTAGTCAAGCTTACCTAGGTTCTGGTTTCGCTAAGACACTACCTGAAGACATTCGTGAGATGATTACTAAGTACGGTATTCGTAATAGTCATCTACTATCAGTGGCACCTACAGGTACTATCAGCTTATCGGCAGACAATGTTTCATCTGGCATCGAGCCTGTGTTCTCGCATTACTACGATAGAACTATTCAAACCTTTGATGGTCCTAAAGTAGAACGTGTAGATGATTATGGCTATCGTGTATTTGGCGTAAAGGGTAAGACTGCAGATGAACTATCTGTGTTCGATCACGTCAAGGTTCTCAACGTAGCATCACGCTTTGTTGATAGTGCATGTTCTAAGACGTGTAACGTAGGAGCTGATGTAACTTGGGAAGAGTTTAAGCAGGTGTACATGGATGCCTATGATGGCGGTGCGTCTGGTTGTACTACCTTCCGTGCTGCAGGTAAGCGCTACGGTATTCTCAATGCATCTACCTCTGAGGACGTTGTAGACGAGCCGCAAGTAGAAGAGACACAAGACTACGTTGAGGAAGGTGGAGCTTGCTACTACGATCCTGCTACAGGTCTGCGTCAGTGTGAGTAGAAATCGCACAAATAAATTAGGGACCATCCCATCACCCTGCGTAAAAGTTTGTCGCATTTCAAATGATGGCTATTGCGTAGGGTGTAAAAGGACTATTGACGAAATAAGAGAATGGACTATAATGTCCGAATATGAGCAGAGAAAGCTTCTGTTTGAATTAACATGGCGAAAGGAAAGCAACCATGATTGAATCTATTTTTATTGGCATCACAGCCTTGGGTATACTAGCAGGTGTGGTGACAGAAGTAGTGGAACCCGCAGCTAAATATGGCTGGGATAAAGCTAAGGCTGGATATGAATATGTAGAAGATAAAGTCAATCCAGACGCATAATAAAAAGAGAGGGGCCAAACGGCCCCTTTACTTTATCCCATGTGTGTCTGCTGCTTCTGCTGCCCACAATGTACTACTCTGTAGTTGTGTCTTAGCTTGATCTAGTTCATGACTGTTATGTAAATTATCATCATAAAACTTTTCTAAGTAAGCTGAATACTCTTTAAGAGTTTTTAAGAAATGTTCTTTCTTTTTAAACATGTGAGCCTGAGCTTCTTGCTCTAACTTCATAGACCTTCTTCCATAAATATTTTAACCCAATCAGCACAGATGTCACTGCGTACAATATCATCTACACCAAACTCAACAACAGGGACAGGCAGCATATGCTTTTTGGCTAGATGTATAACCTTAGATAAGCCATCGGATTCTTTAAGGTCAGACTGCTGAACATCACCGTTAAGTACAATTTTACTATTTTCACCTACACGGGTCAACAGCATCTTTAATTCATGTGTAGTTATGTTCTGAGTTTCATCTACAATTATGAAAGCATTGTCAAAGCTACGCCCACGCATAAGAGCAAGAGGTGCCATCTCTATATTACCGTTCTTGATAGCAGTCTCTACAGCACCTTTACCTAGGTGTTTCTCTAATACATCAAGTACAGGTAACGCCCAAGGATAAGTCTTCTCTTCAAGGGTACCAGGGAGAAAACCTAAATCTTTACCTACTGCAATATGAGGTCTAGTGATAACAATCTTGTCTATCTCTTTTAAGATGTATCTATCTGCAGCATACGTGGCGGTAACATAAGTCTTACCTGTACCTGCAGGACCAAGGATAAATATCTGCGTACTAGATTTAAGATAGTCAAGTAACTCTCTTTGGCTTTCTGTCTTTGGTGTAATACCAGAAAGAGTTTTCTTATCAGCGTTTTTATAACTTGTTTTTCTTTTACTACGCACAGGTTTTTTAGGAAAATCCGTTATGTTATCATCATACATAGATTTTATTTTATAGCCTCGATATATTCAAGATACATTTTTAAGTGATAACCATTCATTTCATTAAAGTCTGTAGGCCATCCGTTTTTCTTCATCCACTTTTTGGCTTCGTCTTTAATCTCTTTGCGCCCTCCTGCCACGGAAGCCTTACGACGCATAGCTAAAATCATACCTTCACCCTCAGTGCCTTGGCTCTCTACCAAGTCTTTCACCTTAGAGCGTATCTCTTTTAGCTTATTCTTAACCATCTTACGCTTTATGTTTAAGTTAGCGTTCTGGAACTTCTCACTTGATAGCATAATATCAGCTTCTTCTTCCAAGATAGGCGCTAGTAGTTTGTTAAACACTTTGTCGTAAGCAGGTATCTCTGTACGCTCTGATGCTTTCCAAGGGGCCATCTCAGCAACAGAGTAAAGCTCTTCAGCAGATGTCTTATCTTGTTTGATAGTCAAGCCTAGGATACGTGCAAACGGGTTCATGTCATACACGTCACCCTCACGAATACCTACAGCAAGCTCTTCCCCGGTTACAGAGTCAATTTTACCGATGAACGCTTCCATGATATTATCGACATACTTAGTAGAGTACTGAGCAAACTGATCTAGCCCACGTGCTTGGCGTGGGTCTTTAGCTGTATCTACGTCTGCAATGTACCCTACAGCCTTGTTAAGCGCGTCTAGAGGACGGGTATAGCCTGACAGGTAGTTACCCCCTGCTTTAGAGAAGAACGCTCCTGCAACCTGTCCCAGCGCCTGTGGATCACGTGACTCATTTAGGAAGTAGTCCAAGATGTTCATCATGTCGTTACCGAACTGTGCATCTTTAGCAAACTGCCCTACAGCGATCTGAGTACCTAGCTCTTCGTATAGCTCTTGAGGGATAGTCTCGCCTTGGCGCATCAAGTTCCAGATACGACCACCTACCAAGAATGCAGAGAACGGATAAGAGTTTTTCAGGTCTGCAATGTCTTGACCAATCTCTACCTCGTATACACCTAGGTTTTTCTGTCTACGCTCTTCATCCATGTTTGCAGCTAAGTTAAGCGCAGTGATACCTACAGTAGATCGAGCAACCGCTTGGTGCATCGTGATATCTTTCATGCTCTTATCTTTACGTACCATGTGTGACACAAGATCAACAGCACCACCTGCAGTCCACTGATAGGTAGTAGCTACAACGTTGTTGAAGAAACGGCCAAATGGAAGGATAGTACCAACTACAGGTATAGAAGAGAACTTCTCTACAAGCTTAGCTGCAGTGCCTAGCATTTGATCATCTGTAGTGTAATCTTTAGAGAACACAGATCGTAGTGTCTGGTCAATAGCTGCACCAACTACATCATCATCAATTAGTTCTGTATCACCAGCCCGCATGATATCCATGTAGCTACGTCCGTGCTTGATACGGATATACTTATCTAGCTCTGACATAAACATCTGAGACTTAGTAAAGGTATCCTGTACACGAACACCTGCTACCATGTTAGCAGCGTTTGCTACAGTTTCTGCTACCTTCACTGGTCCTTTTGTGATGTCTACACCGTAGCGCTCACCTGTACGCTCGATACCGCCAGAAACAGTTTCAAATAGGATGTCACGCGCTTTCTTGTTCTCTTTTAAGAATGCCATATATGCATCGTGTGTAGTGTATGGGTCTAACAAGTTAGAGAACTTCTGCCCTAATATATCACCATATACTGCACCCACACGACGTAGTTGCTTACCACGATCACCACCAATAGCTATACCAGCTACAGTGTAACCTGTGCCAGTTATTACATCTGCAATGGTAGAGCCTACGTAATACTGTCCAAAACCTGCAACGTTGATAGCTGTAGTAGCTGGGGATGAAACAAGTAAACGCCGCCACAAGTTCTGCCCATACGAGAATATCTTAGAGCGATCCGCTACATCAGCTTCACGCTTTAGGATTTCCTGTGTAGCATTGTTGATAGCGTCATGACCACCTACGACACCTGCGTTAACGATCTTAGAAGCTTGGCTCATTACGTTAAGTACAGTACCGCCACGGTTAGCGTCTGCAGCTACAAGGTTACCTAAGCTTTCCTTAGCTCCTGCAGCCTCACCTAAAGTCATACCTGTGACCTTCAGCATATCATTAATTTGATTTAGCTCTTTCTCTGGTATTAAAGATGTTACAGATGATAAAGCGTCAGATATAGTTTCACCCTTGCTGAGCTTATACCCACGCTTAGCTAGCTGGTATGCTAGACCATCCTTATCACCCTTACCTGTAGAGCCTAGGATGATACGCTTATATACAGTCAAGTCTGTAGCAGCAGCTAAGCCAAATTGCTCACGTCCTGCATCTACCTTCTCACGCCACTCTTTGACATTCTTAATGATATCTTCAGTAATCTCTTTCTTGCCATCTTTATCTAAAAGCTTAGCAAAGTTAGCTGGGTCTTTGATAGCACGACGCTCACGTAGGCCCATGATCTCAGACTCAATACGGGCATCCTCAAGACCAGACTTAACCGGGTTCTTCATGCCTAGCAACTGCACACCTACGCCTACACCGCCAAGCAAAGAGCTTAACCCTGTCTGTAAGTAGCTATACTCTTGCTGTGCTTCAGCATCCATGTATACGCCTTGGATTTGAGCATCCTGTAAAGCAGCAATACCTGCATCCGTAAATCCTGTATAGTACAGAGACTTACGCATAGCGTCTTTCTTTATCTTGTCTGTCGCACCCTTACGCGCTTTCAATCTAGCACTACGCATAGCTAAGTCATACTCGCGCTGGGCTACCTTCTTAGAGAAAGCTCTTGCCTGTGGTCCCTGTACGCCAGCTTTAACTGCTTTATCTAGTGCAGCTTCACCCGCCTCTTTACCTGCTTTTTTAGCTGCCTCACGTGTAGCACCTTTCTTTAGTGCTTCATTCGTAGCTTTAGCTATAGATGCACGTACAGTAGCCTTAGCTCCTTGACTAACACCAAACGCGCTAGCACGTGCTACACCACCTGTAAGTGCGCCTATATAGTTTGACGGGTCTGTAGCGATATTTACAAAGTAATCTTTTACGCCATCTACAGCGCCCCACACACCGTCGTTTACAAACACATTACCTGTAGCGTCATACAGCTCATAAGCACGTCTAGCTGCAGCTTTATCTGCATCACTTGCCTTACTCATAAAACGTGCTTCAGTAACTGTACTTACAGTATTTGTATTAAATGCTCGCATGTGATCAAAGAAGTCTTCTACGACAGCGTTGTCATCTTTCTTACCACCAATACGATATCGCTTACCAAAGCGAGAAATCATATATGCACGAATGTCTCTGGCATTACGGCCTTTACGTAGATCAGACTTTTTAAGGGAACCCTCTAAGCCGTAGTTAGTTTGATCGTCATCATCAGGTTCTATAAAGCTTTTTTCAAAGTCTTCAATAGACATAGGTCCAGAGCGTAAAGCATCACGTGTTTGTGACACTTCGGGTGTAACTCTGTCTTCATTATCGCCTGTTAAAAACTGACGCTCGAAGTCTTCGATAGACAAAGGGTCCATACTATTAGCCTTCTACTATAGGTAATTCTTCTTCAATAAATTGCTTAAATGCTTGTGGTGAATCCTCTACGTCGTTATCTACAAGCCATTCTTTGTAGTCTGCTTTAATATCAGCAGGAGCATTCTCACGTGTCATGTCCTCTACTACTGGACCTTTTGTGGTGTCCATAGTAGCAGGTTTATCTTCTTCAGTTGGCTCTGACACAGCAGGTTCATTAGCACCAACAGTGAAGCCTTTCTCCCACCAGCTTAGACCGTCTGCGTTTTTAGTTTCTTCTTCTTCTGGTGCTACAGGTTCTTCAGCAGTTATGTCTGGTACACCTTTTTCGTTAGCGCCAATAGTAAAGCCCTTCTCAAAGAAACTTAGACCGTGTTGACCTACACCTTCTTCATCCAGAGCTTTATACACAGATGCATAGCTAAGGTCACCAAGTGAATCCTTATTTTTTTCAAAGAAAGCTTTTGTTTGATCTACTGAGTATGTTGTTTTCTCACCATTAGGCTGGGTAAAGACAAG